TGTAGCATAAGTAATTTTGTATTTATCGTAGTATGCCATTATCCTCGTCTATATTTTAAAGATGTTTCACTTCTATTCATTGCTAAAACCAAATCTTGACCTCTTAATACAAACTCACCATTCCCACCGCCACCATTAGAAGCCATTGCACCAGCGTTGAAAGTATTTTGCATCATTGAGCCTAATTTACTTAATGGCATTACAGCTTCGCTTTCACTACCCTCTCCAATCATTGCCAATGTAGGACCATTTACAACTCCACCAGACGCAAGACCTAAAATACTTTTAAATATTCCACCAAAACCGCCAGATGCAACTTTAGCACCAGCACCTCCTGGAATTAAAGATAAGATAGCTTGAAACGCTGCCGCTTTGATTGCCGCTGCTGCTATTTGCTTTGCTAAATCAATAAACATATTACCTAATGCCTCTCCTAAACCCATGCCTTGTTCCATTGAATTAAATAAATTCATAAATGCATTAGTAGCATAATTTGATAGTGTGTCCGCTAATTGTAAGTTAGCATCTGTTTGTTGTTGTGTTAGTAAAATATCTTTTGCCTTCTCCTCATTTATCTTTTTTTGCTCCTCATAAAATCCACTTGTTTTATCTTGTAATGATTTGCCAAATTCACCAGTCATCTTAGACTCGCCAAATAATTTGATACCAGCCAATCTTTGCTTTTCAGCTTTAGCTTTATCCTCTGGTCTTTCTGTCATTTTAAAATAAGAAACAGATTTTCCTAATTCTTTTCTTCTTTGTATAGCTTGTAGAATAAGATTGTTTTCGCTCTTAAGGTTATCAGAAAATTCTTTCATTGGGTCTGCTGCCTTACCGCCTTTTTTATCAGGGGTTGCAAATCCAGATAAAGATTTATTTAATTCTAAATTCTTTAATTTAACTTGACTAATTGTTTTATCAAGTTCCGCTAATATTGGAGCATATTTTCTTTCAACAGCTGCTTTTTGTTCTGCAACAGTAGTTACAGTTCCTCTACCACCAGTACCACCTCCACTGCTAAAAATATCTCTTGTAATCTTTGCTAATTCTTTATTTTTCTCGTCTGTTTTTCTATTTCGTTCCTCGTATGCTTTATTTAATGCAGCAACAGAGTTTTGCTCTTTACCAGCATATTCCTCTTGCTTAGCAGCCATATTAACAAGATGTGTTAAATATGCCTTGTCTTTGGTCATTTTAACATCTTGTATCTCTGCATTGTCTTTATATAATTTTCTTAACTGCCCTAATGCTGTCTCTGCCTTTTTAGTATCACCACCAGTTATTACCTCAACTAAGTTTAAACCAACTGCTCTATTGGTTTGTGCCTCACCAACAATTTTATAAATATCTTGATTTACTTTATTTAATTCCTCTCTAAACTTCTTTAGTTTTTCAGTAGGACCATTAAAAAACTCTGCTATCTCTTTTGAGTAAACAGTTAGTAAAGATGTAGCCACACCAACTGCAAGACCTAATCCACCAGCCCCTATTAATCCACCAGCTAAAGATTTTAAAGCGTTCCCAGTAGAACCGCTTTCTTTTTGTAGTCTTTGAAACGACTCTAATAAAGGGTTAATGTTATTCGCAATACCAATAAATCCATATGGAGCATCTTGAGCAACTCTCGACAAGTTTACTAAAGACTGAGTAGCATCACCGCTTTTTTTTGCGGTATTGCCCATTGCAGTAGATATATTATTTATTGTTCCTTGTAAATTACCAATACTTTTTTGCAAGTTTGCAATTTGAGTAGTATCAGTAGATTTTTTAAGTTGGGTTTGGAATTGTCGTAATTGATTTTCTGACTTTTGCAGTTCAGCTTGAAGCTGTTTTGCATCCATACCCAAAAAGACTTCTATACCTATTGTTTCTGCCATCTTTATTTATTTACTCCGTATAATTTTAAAGTCCTTGCTAATTCTTCGTTAGTTAGCATTTTCTTTTCCTCTACTGGTTCGTTATCATCAATTTCTGGAATGTGCCAAAACGCTTTTAACGATTTAGGGCTTTTTTCCGAAGTGCTACTTAGATATACAATATAGGCGAGGTTTCGTGTCCTCGCCCATTCGTTTAACTCTTGTTTTTCCTTTCCCATTACAATTATAGAAAAGTCTTTCCAAGTCATCTCCCAAAACTCGCTTGGGCGTATATTACATTCAGCAGCCTTTACTAAAATATCATCCCAAGTCAGCCTCGTTAGACTTTTTTTTTTCCTCTTTAGGGTTTCCACTTACAGCAGTTACGGTATTTGTTATGATATATTTAAAATATTCCATAATTGGACCATCTGCATTAAAGAGACCACCTAACTCATCTAACCAATCACATACATCACTTTCTGTGTAATCAATTGGTTCTTTGTTACTATTACAAGCCGATTTATAACCAGCATAAACTAACTTAACAATAGTATCTAAGTCTAAAACATTGCCTCCTACTAATTGAAAATATTGGTCTATGGTTATGTCCTTTTCTTTACAGAACTCTCTCATTGCCCATGTACCCCATTTTAAATTAATTGTTTTGTTGTTTAGTTCTAATTTATACATAGTGGTTTTTAGGTTTTATAAAGTTTCTGTTTGTGCTACTGGCGGTGCATAAACTACAAATGTTGCAGTAAATTTAACATCATCTTTATCATCTGCATTTACATCAAAGTTTGAAATCCAAACTTGACCGCTATAAGTAATATCTCCACTTGTTGGAGTCGCTTTACCCATTTTCATACCAAATACAGTTCTTGCAGCGTGAGCAGCATATAATTGTTGGTAGCTATCTTTTGCTGGGCTTCCAGTTTCGTCAATTGCAAAACCTTCACACTCAAAAGATTGAGTAAAAGATGGACCCGGTTGGAATTCATCTCCACATTTAGAAGTTGCGTCAATTGTGTTTACAGTTGATGTAAGTGAGTTTGATGTAAGACAAGCAACTGGCTTAAAAGTTGCGTTTCCATCGATGTCTGCTAATAGGATATAATCCCTTGCTGATACTTTAGTTTCTGGCATTTTATTTAATTTTGAGTTATTATTATGTTATATGTTATAATCGTTCTAAATACATTATCCATTGGGTTTATTCCGTCTAAGTTTCTGATACTTGCTACAAACAAAGACGAACTATAAAAGCCATTTGCCAATGTTATGTTAGTATCTGAATTTATAGCAGTCAATACCAAATTGCTAATCGTTTCAGCACGTTTATAGCCAAAGTTAGCATTTTTTGTAACAATGTCTACATCTATACTGATAGAGTTTGTGTAACCGCTTTTACCTTGCTCTTGACTTGAAGTTCTGCCGCTCATCACGATATATTCATCTCCAGCCCCCTCTGGTGCAATACCATCATAAACAGTAAGCCCAGAGGCACTTGTTAGGTTAGTATAAAACCATTTTTTTATTTCAATATTAGGATTAAGCATTTAATAATTCTTTTATTCTTTTTAATAATTTAGACTTTTCTTGCTCAAAAGCTGGTATTAAAAAAGGCTGCGGTCTAAGTCCTTTTCTTAATATACTTCTTGCTATTACGAATGCCGTTGATTTATCGCTTTTGCCGCCTATCCCTTTTCTTTGCACCCATAGTATTAAAGCATCTACCATCTCTTTAAATGAACCACCCTTTTTACCTTTAAACTTTGCAGCGTATTCAGCATAATCAGCTGGTACACTTACTTTGCCTCCAGTACCAAACTCTACATATGGAGAGTAACTTGCAGTCGCACTTACAGTAAATATAAAGTTTGATGCAGTGCCTTCGCTTGATACTACTATGCTGTTTCTTAATTGCCCAAAATTAACTGGAGCAAGTCTTTTCGCTGTTGATTGTATTTTAAGAGCAGATGCGTTAAATTCATTTTTAACCTCTTGTTGAGTCGCTTCATTTATAGACTTAAATTTAGCATAAAGTTTTTCAAAGCCTTCTGGTCTAAATATAATCTGGTCCATTATCTATAAATTACAAGTTCGTAAAATCTCTTTTGGTTCTCTACGTCCTTGATAGAGTGTATTGTATATCTTGAACCTTCTATCTCAATTTCATAAGAATCATTTATAGTAACCCCATAACGAATAAAAAGACGGTTTTTTTGGTCAAATTGTAATTCCGACTCATCTACCTCTCTTACCTTGTCATCTGGTCTTAAATCGCCCCAAACAGTACTTTGTAGGGCAAATGTAGTAGTATAACCACCTTGACCATCACTAACTCGAGTTGGTGCGTATAATAGCACTTGGCGAGTCATTGTATTAGCATCTATATAATTAGCCTTTGCTTTACCTAATTTCATATTATAATATTGGCGAAGTTTTAGTCCATCTTTGACACGCTCTCCATGTTTTCTCACAAATGCCAGAGTTTGCATCTAAACCTCTATTCTCGTAATCATAACTCACTTGGTCTAATATTGCTATTTTAAGGTCTTTTGGGATACAGTCAAACCCAGCGTTATAAGTCGCTTTCATATCGTTTTGCGTTGGAAACTTCACTTTAGGATAAGCCCCACCAATTAACTTATAATCGTTAGAAGGTATCTCGTCTCCATTGTTATCGTATAAAGAAAGGAAATAAGTTACTGGTCCAAAAGGCAAATCGAAGTTACCAGCTTCATTATTAAACCATACCTCTACTTGACGAGGTATTAAACTTAAATTTGTTGCCAATTCGATAGACTCTCTTGCTTGAGTTATCATGGTTTCAATTAACGCATCTTCAGTAGTTGTCGTTACTCTACAATACAATTTAGCCTCTGCAAGTGTAACTGGCTCTACTACTGGAGCATTATTAGAAAATTGGTAATCATTCCTATAACTATACATAATCCCTTTTTTACAAATTTACATTAATTATAATAAAAAACCCCACCGATTAAGATGGGGTCTTTATTTTAGATAGGTTAATATTAAGAAACATTACCTAAGTCAGCATAGATAGCAGATGTAGTCAACATTAAGTTGATGTCTTCGTAACACTCGATACGAGCAGTTACCAAGTTCTTTTGGAAGTTATCTCCATTCTCATAAGAGAACTCGATAGCTAATCCTTCAACTTCTACTCTTTCGATGTAGTTATTGTCGATAATCAATACTTTGTCATCAGTTACCCAAGATGCAGATACTACTGGAACACCCCAGATAGTCATGCCACCATTAGCGTTTACGATTACGCTACCGTTACCAGCATAGTAACCAGCATCGATAGTA